CAGTGTTCGAGTTCCACGACACGCTGCACGTCAACCTTGCGGGATCAACAGTCGACCTGAAGCTGGTCGACGGCACGAGTAACGTGCTGACTTACGGCAGCGGCGCAGACATTGAGATCGGGGCGACAGCTGAACTGACCGCGCAAAACTTCCTGGTGGCAGCTCGCTCGATTGGCGGTGGCATAAAGTTCTCGGCAGTTCGTGTCGGGCGAGTAGTCACTCTGACTAGGCAAGAGGCTGCGCCGGTCGACAACTCCGCGCCTACGTCGTCCGACCAGACGATTGCCTATACCGGATACTTTGCCGGGTATGTCCAGCAGCCGACGCGCTGGATCACACCGAGCATTGCCGATGCTTCTGGCAACGATGTGCGGCCCTACGGAAGCGGTACAGGCGAGTACTACTACGATTCCGAGACCGGCACCGAGATTTGGTTCTGGTCGATGAAGAACATGTGGGGTCGTCAGCCGAACGCTGTGGTGTCAGGCATCTTGACCAACAGCGCCCCTGAGCGCCTGAGCGTCTCGGCGTGGAACATCTGGTACGGCGTGCGGCGCGACCCGATCTGGGGACTGACGCTGTGGATGGTCAACTACGTGCCGGATGAGCCTGGGGGTTTTAATCCGACCCTGGCGCACGACCATCTGCTTGTCTACCGCTACAACGACGGCGACGCGATTAATACCCGCTCGTTTAGCGCCTGGGGATACGACGGCACCCTGATTGACAGGACGCCCGCTGAGCCTGGGTGGCTGATCGAAAGCACAGAGACTGCGTACCAGCCGCTTGTCGACGTATACGGCACTGAGGCGTCGAAGGGCTGGGACTTTGCTGACTACAGCAAGTGCCTCATGGTGTTCAACCCGGTCTGGGTCAGCAACTTCGACGGCAGCGACGACATCGCGACGTTCAACGACGTCAAGACCAACAGCCTCGGCAACCTGATCCACAGCATCCAAATGCAGATCGACACCGAGGCTAACGTTGCCGGGTGGCCTGACTTCTTCCCTGCGCAGCTGTACAACTGGTGGAGCCCGCGCGGTAACTGCACGGCCTTCGCCGACACCCGTCCAACCATTGCCATCACCGTCTAATGAGCCAGACAGTCAAAATCGACGTGACCGAGGGCAACGACGTCTGGTTCGCCCACCGGATCACGCTGCCTAACCAGCAGTACCTAGAGAACGCTGCTGCGGCTAAGTCAAACGGCACCGCGTTGGCGGGGGACATCATTACGGTAGACCTGATCCGTGACAGCGCAACGGGCTCGACGCGGCGCGTCAAGCGCATCGCGACGATCACCGACACTGCTGCGGTGGCCGACTACGTGTTCAACACGCTGCAGTACACCTTCTGGGACGGCTACGACGACATCGGCTACAACTTCCTGTTTCGCCTGACGGAGTCTGGCACGAACGGGGACGAGACGTGGAAGCTGGAGGGCGGCAACAACTACTACATCGAGTTTGCTGTCGCGACCCAGAACTACGGAACGATCCGCTGGGCCAACAAAATCTACGTCACGGGGCTGATTAGCCGATGAGTGAGGTCGTCCACAACTACACCCCTTACGGCGCTGCGCGTGAGTTGTGGACATTGGCGCCTGCCGAGCTGCTGCTCGAAGGCCCCGCAGGTACGGGTAAGACGCGCGCGCTGTTGGAGTGGATCAACTACCTATGCGAGGCGTACCCCGGCATCCGCGTTCTCATGCTTCGTCAAACAAGAGAGTCGCTGGCCGAATCAGTGCTAGTTACTTTCGAGCAGGAAGTATTGTGGCCTGGGCACCCCGCTATTCACGGCTCTGCAGGCCGGAACAACCGGCAGAACTACCACTACCCAAACGGTTCGCACATCGTGCTAGGCGGGCTCGACAAGCCGGAAAAGACCTTCTCGACGCAGTACGACGTCATCTCGGTCTTCGAGGCGCGTGAGATCGACCAGCACAGCTGGGAGTACCTGTCTCGTGCAAACCGTAACTTCGTGATGCCCTGGCAGATGCGCATCGCGGATACGAACCCCGCAGGCGAGTACCATTGGCTGAACCAGTACTTCCCGCAGGGCTTCCGTGAGGTGCCCGAACGGCACAAGAAGGACCAGAAGCTGCGGCTGCTCTCCCGTCACCAGGACAATCCTACCTACTGGGACCACGAGAAGGGCAAGTGGACTAAGCGCGGTGACGCCTACGTCAACGGCATCCTCGCTAACCTGCCGCACGGTGCTCGTCGGGCCAACCTCTACGAGGGCCGCTGGGCTAGCGAGGAGGGCGTCATCTTCGAGGAGTGGGACCCGAGCATCCACATCATCGACAAGGAGGACGCGCCCGAGTTCAAGTGGTGCTTCGCCTCCTACGACAAAGGCCTGCGTCACCCGGGCTGCCTGCAAATCTGGGGCGTCAACGACGACCGGATGTACCGTATTGCGGAGATATACCGCACAAACGAGACGCAGGACTGGTGGGCAGAGCACGTGGTCAAGTACCACAAGAAGTACGACCTGCAAGCCCTGGTCTGTGACCCGAGCGAGCCTGAGTACATCAAGGTCTTCAATGACCGGTTGGGGCACGCACGGGGGCGGAACGGTAACCGTATCGCCCGGAAGGCGCGTAACGCCATTCGCACCGGTATCGACATGGTGCGGTGGGGTTTAAGCAAAGCCGACAACGGCCCCCGTATCTTCATCCTGCGCGACAGCCTTGTTGGTCGAGACAAGGACCGCGTAGAGAAGAAGAAGCCGTACTGCCTTGAGGACGAGATGGCTAGCTACATCTGGACCAAGAGTCGGGACGGCAAACCTGTAAAGGAGAGACCTGACCCGACGTGCAGTGACCACGCCATTGACTGCCTACGGTATGCGGCCATGTTCATGTGGAACCGTGACATGGCGGTCGAGGACAGCGGATGGGACTACCCTGACAACAGCTTCGGCAAACTGCTTAACCACAAGGAAGTGAAAGGAGTCCCCTATGTCGTTTAACGACCCCGAGAACGCGATGGAGGAGGTCAAGGCTGCGATCGAGTATCGCAACCGCCACCTCAAGTCGCTGAACGACCAAGTCCAGCGCTTCCACGGTCCGCACTACAAGAAGGACACGTACACGGTTGGCGAGGACTACGCGCCGGAGAACACGTACTACGAGTACGTGTCGTTGATGATCCCCAAGCTGATCTTCGACAACCCGCGCGTGCAGGTGAACAGCCGCAAGCCGGGACCGGTGAACGACGTGGCTACGGCTCTGCGTTACGGGCTCAACCGCTGGGTTCGTGACTGCGTGCTGCGTAAGCGCCTTGTCGAGCTGGCGACCGACATGCTGTTCAGCTACGGCGTTGCGGTCGTGCGCGAGGACGCTGCAAACACCAGCGGTGGCGCGATCAACCTGCCTGAGCAGGACGTGCAGAAGCCGAGCAAGACCATGTGGCCGGTGGTCGAGCGCGTCAGCCAAAAGCAGTTCATCATCGACCCGGGATGCAGCCGCCCCAGTGACGCGCTGTTCATGGGCCACGAGTATCGCCGCACCCGTAAGGAGCTGCTGGCGATGGCCGACAAGGAGCCGGGCTGGGACAAGGAATCTATCCGTGAGGCTGCTTCCTCTGACGTTGATCGCGACGAGGGCAGCCAGCGCAAGTACCCGGACCGTGACGAGATCGTCGTCTACGAGGTGTGGGTGCCGGACTACGAGATGGAGGAGAGCCCGGGCCCCAAGATGGGCTTCCACGGCACCATCCTGACCCTAGCTAGCTGCGCCTCACCTGAGGGGGCACAGCCCCTTGGCCGCTACCTGCGTAAGCCGCGCCCGTACTACGGTCCGCGCACGGGCCCGTACAGCATCTTCGGCGTCTACAAGGTGCCGGACAGCCCCATCCCCCTCAGCCCGCTGACGGCTGTGGAGGCTCAGATTGGCGACCTGAACCAGCACGTTCGGGCGGCCAGCAACAGCATGATGAAGCACAAGCGCATCGTGGGGGTCAACGACCCGCGCACCGCGCAGCTCGTCAAGGACACCGGTCACGATTACGTCGCGGTCGTTCCCTTCGAGGACGGTCGCGCAATGGTTCAGGAGTTTGAACTTGGCGGACAAACAGAACAGCAAGCCCGCTGGATCGCTACGTGCCGCGAGCGAGCAGACCGGGCACTCGGGATGGACGAAGCGCTGCGTGGAGCGGTATCTGGAGCTGGTACGGCAACGGAACACACCATCGCGTCTGAGGCCGCAAATACACGTATCGCGTACATTAAGCAAGCGTTCTCGGACTCAGTGACTGCGGTGCTGGAGAAGGTCGCCTTCTACATGTACCACGACGACCGCATCGTCTTCCCCCTGGGAAGCGAGGTCGCACGGCAGATGGGGCTGCCGCCTGACGCTGCGCCCTACTTCGAGGGCGGTGGCCACGACGACGCCGAGGGCTACGGGTTTGAGGACCTTGAGCTTGAGATCGAGCCCTACAGCATGGAGCGTGCCTCCGAGGGCATGGCGCAGAAGCGCGCCATGGAGATGCACAGCCTGATCCTGAACACGCTGCCCGCCATGGCTCAGTACCCGGACTACCCGTGGCTGGACCACTTCCAGAAGATCGGCAACGCGATGAACGCTCCTGACCTGCCTGAGCTGGTGCGTCCTGAGCTGTTGGCGCGTCTGGCGCAGGATCTGCAGCGCATGCAGCAGACTCAGGCTCAGGTGGCGCTAAAGAGCGCTACTCCGATGATGCAGGTCCAGTCTGGGCAGCCCGGCAAGCCTGTGCAGACATCGCAGCCGAGCAAGGAGCTGCCGAACGCTGGGCAGCAAATGAGTCGTGTGCTTGGCGCTATGCAGCAGCAGGCGCCGACCGGTCCCCCGCAAGGAGGTACAAGTGGCGCGTAAGAAGAGTAAGGGCACTATGCCCAAGCGCTTCTCTGTTAAGAGTGGTGATAAGTCGAAGTCGGGTGGCCTGACTGCTAAGGGTGTGGCGCGTTACCGTGCAGCCAACCCCGGTAGCAAGCTCAAGACTGCGGTGACCACTAAGCCCAGCAAGCTCAAGAAGGGCAGCAAGGCTGCTAAGCGCCGGGCGTCGTTCTGCAGCCGCATGAGCGGCATGAAGAAGAAGCTCACCAGCCGGAAGACGGCGAGCAACCCGAACTCGCGGATCAACAAGGCCCTGAGGAAGTGGAACTGCTGATGGCGAACTCCGAGTACCGCAAGTACCACGCGAGCACCAGGGCTAAGAAGCAGCGTGCTCAGCGGAACCGCAACCGCCGCGAGATGGTCAAGGCCGGTCGCGCCCGCAAGGGCGACGGCATGGAGGTCGACCACAAGAAACCACTGTCCAAGGGTGGCTCCAACGGTAAGAAGAACCTGCGGATGGTCCCTAGGACAGTCAACCGGAAGAAACACACCAAGAGGAAAGCATGACCCGAGCTAGCTCGCGCATCATTGTGCGCAAAGATGACGCATTCGCTTCCAACCAGATGCCCCGCAACTGGAAGCATCACAAAGGCCAGTTTGATAAAAAAGGACGGCCCGTTTTCCGCAACATGGCAGAGGCTCACGAGTCCGCTCGCCGTGCTCGCGGCGAAGAGGGCGCGCAAGTCCACTACGACGAAATGTGATTAGAGAACTGAGGCACACATGACTGAAGAAGAGAACAAGATTGAGCAGATTGCCGAAGCGGTGCAGCCCCAAGAGGCGGCTCCCGCGCCGGAAACGTCTGAGTCGACCGAGGAGACGCCGGAGCAGCAGCAGGACAGGATCCTGATGGAGCTTGACGGCGAGCCTGATCCAGACGATCTTGTAGAGGCAGACGGCGCCCCGGAAGAGACTTCGGTGCTGGGGGGGGAACCCAGAGATGAAGAGGAGAGCGGGGCGCCGTCGCTCTCTGAAGAACACGAGCAGGCTATTGCCGTCCTTAAGCGGGATGGCTGGACGCCTGAAGACCTAGAAGCACTGCCTGCCGATCGGCTGCTCTCCATTGCGGAGCACAGGCGCAAGGTGCAGGCAGACGTAGACCGCAAGCTGCGAGAGCGGCAACAGCCAGAGCAAGCTGAAGAGACCGACAAGGACTCCGGGGAAAGCCAAGCAGAGCCCAACCCGGACCAACCCAGAGTCGCCAACCTCACCGAGCAGGCAACGGCAGTAGCTGACTATCTTGGTCTGGACGAGTCAGGCACTGAGCTGCTTGTCCAGTTTCAGCAGGCGGCAGTACAGCCGATGCAACAGCTGATCGACGAACAGCGTGCTGCACTCCAAGCTGTACAGCAACAGCTCCTATTCACGGAGCTGGAGCGAGCCCGAGTAGCACTTGAGGACCGCTATCCCCAGGCCAGGGATACCGAAAGTGAGCGCTGGGGCAACGTCCTTGACCGCATGGGCAAGATGTGGAGCGATGGCTCTGATCTCCCTGCAATCAAGGCAATGGAGGATGCCATCCTGCTGGAGTTCCGCGACGAGTTGACTCAACAAGCTCGCGAGTCCAAAAGCCGGGTGACCAACCTCCGCGACCAGGGGCAACCGACCGCAAGGTCACGCCCCGAGGCTACTCCGGTTTACAGCACGCCGGAGGAGCGCGAAGACGCTGTGCTGAGAATTCTTGAAAGCAACGACCCGGACAAGTACGCCCGGGCACGTGCCATCGGTAAAGCAACTAACTAGGAGAAACGGTAATGGGCTCTGCGCTTACTACCTTCAACGACTTCATGGACAACACGGGTCCGTCCTTCCTCACGGGGGCGTCCGATATTGTCAACGAGGCCGTTAAGAACAACTACCTTCTGCGCCGCTTCATGCGGGGCAAGGGCCCCTCGGAGACCATCCAGGGCGGCTCTTCCATCAAGGACACGATCCTCTTCGACGAGTCCAACACCTTCCAGTACTACCAGCCGAACGAGACCTTCAGCTGGCAGAACCCGCAGGTGCTGGAGCAGTGGGAGATCAACTGGCGCTTCGCGGTCGACCACATGTCGTGGACCGATCACGAGATCGAGCTGAACGTTGGTGGTCAGGGCCGCAACGCCCGTCACACCACGTACAAGGAGATCAAGCGCTCGAAGGAGCAACGCCTGTGGACCTCGCTCTTCAACGGCATGGAGGACAGCATCTTCGCTGCCCCTAGCGCTACGGAGATGGAGGCTGACGCTGGTACGCGCCCTTACAGCCTGCCCTGCTTCATCACTGAAGGTGGTGCAATCCCTACCGGCTTCAGCGCGCTGCAAAAGCTGACCGACGCCAAGTGGACTAACCAAACCGCTACGTTTGCTGGTAGTGGCCTTGCTGAGCAACAAAATGGCATGTTTGAGGGCATGGACAACCTGTATCAGGATGTCAAGTTCATGCCGCCCCCGTCGCACCAAGAGTACTTCGAGAACCCGACTCTGAACGCGATGTACATTGCGTGCAGCAAGAAGGGCCTGACGTTCTATCAGCGCGCGCTGCGGGACTCCCAGGACACCTTCGTCACTGCTTCGCGTCAGGACCCCGCGTTCATGAAGCCGCAGTACGCTGGTCACGACCTTGAGTACGCTGCTGGCCTTGATGACATTGCTGTGTACGGCGACGGAACTGCTCAAGGCTCTGGTACTGAGACCACTGCCAGCAAGAAGGGCCCCCGCTACTACTTCATCAACGCGAACTACATGAAGTACGTGTTCCACACGACGCGCTACTTCTACACCCACCAGTCGATGAAGCACCCGAACCAGCCGTTCACCACGGTCATGCCCGTGGACTGCTGGCACAACTTTATCTGCCGTTCACGTCAGCGTCAGGGCCTCCTGTCGCCGACTGTCGACGTCACCGGCTTCTGATCTTTAGGAGGATACTGATATGGCTCTTCCCTCGATTGCAGGGCCCGGCATCGGGCTGCACCTGCGAACTGAAACGGTGCGCATGACGGCTCACGCGGCTCTGTCGCGTGGCAACATCGTGACCGTGGACATCACGACGCAAGACGCGGATACCCTGGTGTTCACCAAAACGGCTGCCTGGACGGCTGCCGGTGGTGGTGACCCTGAGGGTGACCAAGTCGAGACCGGCGTTGCCCTCATCGCGCTTGAGGACGTTGCGTCCGGCGCTATCGGCCTGTTTGCCATTGCGGGCATTGTGACCGCGATTGCGACCGAGGCCGTTGACATCGGCGACGTCCTTGGCCCCGTTGCGGCTGATCTCAAGATTGGTCGCGCTGACGTCAACACCAAGGCCTGCGGCATTGCGCTGGAGGCTGCGGCTGGTGACGGTGATCTCATCAAGATCATGTTCAGCGGTCTGTCTAGCATCGGCGTCGACGCCGCCTGATGTAACTAGGGGGCGGGCCAGCGGGTCCGCCCCCGCAACCACACAACATAGATGAGCTATCTCAACCCGAACGCCGGTCCCGACGAGTTTACTCAGGTCACTAAAGAGGTGTGCCGGGTTAAGACTGCGGGCTCTAACACCGTTACCAAGGGCGACCTTGTGCCCATTCTCCCGTATGCGCCAGATCAGGATCTGTCTAAAGGTGGCTGGCGATTCGCTGTGTCTCTGGCAGCCAGCCAAGGCGGCGAGCGCATCTGGGGCGTGGCACTGGAGGACGCTGGCAATAACGAATACTTCCGCTGCCAGATCGCTGGCGTCTGCAAAGTCAACGCCGTTGGCAAGCTAAGTGACGCCGTTACGCCGTCGTCGAACGGAGCTGGACTGGTCCAGGGAACTGCTCTGACGTGCGACATGTCTGGCAACATTACGTCCAGCTCGGCGGCATATGAGGCCGTGACTGATGACGCAATTTTGTGTGTCGTGCTGTATGGCGCACAGGACATCGTTGCGCAAAACGGTACTGGGCAGACCACCGTGCTTCTTGCTGGTCCCACGTTCCCGCATCGCTCTCTGTAATGGCACTCACCGCTAAGGAAGCGCTGGATCACGTCCGGCACGCGCTCAGCGCAGACAAGATGCCGTCCCTTGGCGGGCTGCGCATCCTGAACGACGCTGGCGAGTACCTTGTGAACATGCACCCTTGGCGGTGGCTGGAAGGGGAGCAGGTTCGCCTCAGCCTGCTCCCTGACCAGCCTTACGTCTGGCTGCCTGAGAACGTGCACAGCGTGAACGCGCTGGTGGCCACTGACACCGTGAACGCCAACGTGACGTTTACGACGGCAGCAGAGTTGGCTCGCAGGCGCGCGTCGGTCATCAACACGTCGTTTCACTACTGGGCTGCGCTGGTGTACGCGACGCGAGGCACCAAAAAGCGGTACAACTTCGAGTTCACAAGCGGCTACACCGGCCCGAACCCGATGACCATTAGCGACTCAAGTCGCGTGGTTGACTTTCGGTTTGACTCCGGCACCTCTACGGACACCGTCAAGTACAACTGCGGCTTTGCAGGCGACGAAGCGAAAACAGCTCAGCGGCTCGTCAAGGCCATCAACGACGCTGGCATGGGATGCTACGCAGAGTACGACACTGACCTTGGGCTCGGAGGGTTTTGGGTCGAGTCGAGGTTTGAAGGCCTGGACGACAGCGATCACTTCTCTATCGACCAAGGTACTGTTGGGGACCTTGACCCGGCCGAAGTGACGAACGCCACGCACAAGGGCGCGTACCGTCCGCGACTGGACTTGTGGCCAACCCCGGGCACGTACGAGAAGGACGCCTTCACGGCGTACTACCGACGCGGCTGGGACCCGGTGCGCAGCGACGACGACGGGATCACCATCCCGAGCTTCGTCGAGCCGCTGTACATCAACCTCGTGCGTAACGTCGCTCTGGGATACGAGCGTGACGCCGAGGGCGACGTAGCCATGCGCTTGGGCAACGTGCGAAACAGCACCCTGTTCAACGACACCCGGCGCAGAGACAGCATGACCCAGAGCAACTTTGGGCCGCTGCAGAACGGTGCCGCTGTGTACGACTACGGTCTAAACGACCAGATGTGGAACTTCGACCAGACCGGGGGACCGATCTGATGGCGATTCGCGACGGGCGTAGGCAGCAGAACGTAGACCTTCAGTACCCGTACGAGGGGCTGAGTGAGACGTACGCGTTCAGCGACCAGCCTGTCGGTACCACCAGAGACGAGCGCAACATGCGCAGCTTCGACCCCACCACGGGTCGTATGCGCGGTACGCAGCGCTCCGGCATCGAGCTGATGACTGGAGACGCCCCGGCCAACGGGTTCAGCAAGATCAGCTCGCTGGTCAGCGTCCAGCGCGAGGTCAACCCGTACAGCTGGTCGGTTCTGGCTACGGCGCAGAACGAGGCGACCATCGGGTTCGACCGTGAGCACCTGACCGATGGTCTGTCGAACTGCATCGACCTGCGGCGCGATACGTTTGACACGTACTGGGCACTCGCCGATGGTGGTGAGGTCGTCAAGCTGAACAGCGACGGCGGCGTGGTCAAGCGCATCGACGTGACGGCAGACGACGTCAATGAGCTGTTCCCGCGACGACTAGCCGTCGATGACTACGGCAACTTCTTTGTCGCCAGCGGCCAGATCAGTGGGCACGCGACGATCGACAACGAGCGCGCATGGGTCAAAGGTTACGAGCTACAGGCAGATGGCGAGTACCAGCTGGCCTGGACGATCAAGCCGGACTTCCATGTGCTCGACCTGCAGACGTATGGGCGAGACCTGTACGTCTTTGGCATTCACTTCCACCACAACGAGTCTCAGTGCCGTTGGGAGTTCCGGCGTTACGCGGAGTACGTGTTCGACGAGGAGCCTGAGGCTGAACCGAACAGCACGTGGACGAAGAACTACCACACTGGCAACGACTACCACTGGACGGTCAATCCGTACTTTGTCGGCAGCATGGCCATTCGCGGTGATGGCGACGCCTACGTGTGCGGTTCAGTGGTGAACCAAGAAACTTCAGCCGACAACTTTGCGAAGTACTGGATGATGGCGCGGCTGTCTCCAATTAGTACTGACGCCGCTAACGAGCAGTGGTTTGAAGAGGCCGAATACACAAGCACTAACGCAGACGACCACGGCTGGGGCCTGTCTGTGCACGTGGCAGAGGACAAGGCGACCGATGGCTCGTACGTGCTGCTCTGCTGTGGCGGCACGAGCAACAGCGCTGGGCAGGATCACGTCAGCGTCTGGTCAGAGGTGGGCAACACGCCGACCAAGAAAGCCGGGCTGAGCTTCGACAGCGGAGTTGTCTGCCAAGGGTGGGCGATCAACGGGGCACCCGGTGCAGAACGCATCCGCACCGCCATCGACGAGAACGGCAACTTCTACGTGCCGTACCACGGGACGGACGCCGCCAGTGTCTACAACGGCAAGAACCTGCTGATCTTCCAGTGGCAGGAGGGCCCGTCGTGGACAATGACGCTGACGCGTTCGGAGACGGACTCGGACCTGGGGCTTGTCCAGAGTTCAGTTAACTGCGTAGCTGTCCCGATTGCTGTACCCGACTACAACGGCGGCTCGCAGACCTATGTGGATCGTGTTGTGACCGGCGGCACGCCGCAAACGAGCACCGAACCTAACGACAGCGTGTGCATCGCGCTGCTGGCTACGGCCAAGGTTAGCGCCAGCCTGCCTGTCCGCGAGGTGCGCAACGTCGCTACCTGTGGCGGGAACTGGTACGAGTACACTTCTAGCGGCTACACGCTGCTCAACGACGGTAGCGCTCCTATCAGCTACAACGCCGACGCGCCGTACATTAGCTCAACTACGGCGTCTGGCATCGCTGTGTTCAGCGACGGCTCGCGGTACTACTACTACAACCCCAAGGACCGAGTCATCACCAAGATGCGCTCGCAGTCTAACGGGTACATCCCGCCGCGCTGTCGGCTGGTGTCGTTCTGGCGTGGGCGTCTGGTTCTGGCTCGCAGCGACGAGACTCCCGGGGCTTGGCACATGAGCCGCGTCGGAAAGCCGTTCGACTGGGACGAGTTCCCGCCTATCCCCGATGCCGGGGCAGCGGTGAGCAACGTCACCTCGAAGGCTGGCCTGTGCCCTGACAGCATCAACACGATTGTCCCGTACAAGGACGACGTGCTCTGGTTCGGCTGTGACCGCAGTATCTACCAGATGTCCGGTGATCCCGGTGCTGGTGGTAGCTTCGACCTTGTGAGCGACGAAATCGGCATGTCATTCGGCAAGCCGTGGTGCAAGGACGACGCTGGTCGGCTGTGGTTCTTCGGCTCCAAGGGTGGCCTGTACACGATGGCGCCCGGCACTGGCCTGCAGGACGTCAGCCTCGGGCGCGTGCGCAAGCGCATGCAGAACATCGACCTGGAGACGCACTACGTCGAGCTGGTCTACAACTTCATCGACGACGGCGTGCACGTGTTCGTTATGCCGTTCGCTAACCCCGGCATCATCGTCGACCACTACTTTTACAGCAAGCGGACCAACTCGTTCCACGTGGACCGCTTTGGCCGCAACACAGGCGATGGCATTCAGCCGACCGCAGCCATGATCGTAGACGGCGACAGCCCTGCTGATCGCGTCATGCACATTGGCTGCGAGGACGGGCGCATTCGCAAGTGGGGTCAGACCGAGTCCAGCGAGGTGCCCAAGGGTGACCGCGTGCTGTCGAACAAGTACTTGCCTATCGACAGCTACGTCCTGATGGGCCCGATCGCGCCGAACAGGGACATGGACGTCCACGCTGTTGGCTCGCTGACCGTCGTGCTGGCTCCGAACTACAGCGGCTGCAACTACGAGTTCTACGAGACCGACAACGCGGCCAAGCTAGGCGACCCCCTGGAGTCTGGGGAGTTGCAGGCTGGACGTAACGGCACGCACATGGTGCGGGTCAGTGGCGACAGCATTTACCTGATGCTGCGCAACGCCCGTGAGCAGGAGACGTGGAGCTACGAGAAGGGGCAGGTCCACGTGAGCTACGCCGGGGGTATCCGAGCGTGAGCTTTGTCCCGCGCGAAGAGCGGGCACGCCGGTCGCGTCAGGCTCAGTTCGCTAACGGGCAGCGACCCGGTGGTAGCGATGTAGACCCCAGGCAGCG